GCTAGGCAGTCCCCCCCGGAGCTCAAACCCAATAAAGGGAAAGAAATTCCCTGCCGTTCTTAATCAAAAGAATCCGCGCTGGACAAGCGCGGCATTAGGCAGGGACGTCCAAAGGAGCCTGTAGCTCCCCCACTGTGGCAATCAAGCCACGCTAACCCAACGGTGTTTTAGAGCCACGACACCATGACGTGCAGATCTCAACAAATGATCTTCATCTCGTGGTTCCCAAAGATCGACAAGTCGATTAAGGGCGAGAAGTGACTTTTGAAGAGCGCCGTATCCGTCCAGTACATCAGTGCGATATACTGGTTCAGGAACCCACGCAAGTATTTCAAATGCGTGTAAATCCGCATTCCATCGCTGGAATGAGTATTTCTCCTGAAACGAAAAACGACCAAGCGCACTACTATCTTCTCTAACGTAGGGCAAAGGCCCGAGTATCCGTTCGCAAACCCTAAACATGTGTTCAGCAGTCTGCCAATATCCCTTCTTGTAGAAGGAATTTGCAGTGGACACCCAAGAGACGATTTCGTTCGCCTGCTTGCGGTTACGCGGACGCGGATTCCGAATATACAAGGGAGTAACAACATATCCCTTGAACGCGTCGTGACCACAACTTTCACGGAAGTTACCAACCGTGTAAGTTTTAGCCACATTCACCTTGCAGTTGTACTTATGCAGGTGATCGATAACCACTCCTGCTTCCGTTGCGGGGACAAGAATGTCATCCCCGTAAACGTAAACGTCCTTACCCACGGATTTAAGGGTAGAGGTACGTAGTGGTAGATTTCTGCTACGTAGCAAAGCGATTACACATATAGTGTAAAAGTACATCGCTTCGATCGGAAAGCAGAGAGCACTCCCCATGGACGCAAACTTCTTTAACGGGCCAATCACGGTCCCATTAGGAAGTTTTGCGTGTGTCGAGCGACATGCATCAATGGCGTCCAAGAGATCAGGACACCCAAGAAACATGTCATAAGCAAGTTCTCGCGGAACACGATCACTAGCCTCCGAAAGATCTATGGTTGCATAGAATCCATCGCGCGACGACTTAACCGCTAAATCTTGGTTCACAGTCTGGTCACGAAAATTAATATGACCAGCAACCGATATGTCATAATCGGGGTCTGGGAAACCAGATTCGAGACGTCGGTAAAGATAGTCTCTTATGGCCTGCTGCGCATATTGAAGGCAGCAGGGTTCTTTAGCGATTATCCGTGGACCCTTGAGAGTTTTCGGTACCAAAACTACCGTTGCCGGTAGTTCTGATCCTTCTGGTAAGATCGTTACTTTCTTGACCTCCTCTGAATCAACAGCGCTAATAACGTAAGCGTTGTCAATAAGAGGGAAATAAGGGTCAAGGCGATCAAACCAGTACCGCCAATGGTATTTGCCGTTTCCGGAAACTCCATCAGCAGTCGCACCCGGACCGTGTCTAGGGACGAGTGAATCGCAACGAAAATCGCGAAACAAACGGCCCCATAATAAGTTACACGTCTCCAAAAAGAATTGATATTCTTCTGGAGTGTCGTCCGGTAGCGAAAACTTGTCAAAGTCTTGCTCCACCTCCGTGTAGGTCCAGATAGCCTTATTCTCCCTCGCGGGCGAACAAGGTAGCTTAACCTTCTTGAAAGCAAGGCAAACTTGCCGAATGCGATCAACAAGGTCACAAGCAATATCGGGATCCACTTGGGGGTCATAAATACCAGTCCTTCTGTCGAACAGTAATCCGATCATTCCCTGCAAGAACGCAGGTATTGATCCGGCTTTCTTGAAATACCTGAAAGCCGCCGCGGAAATCCGGCCCTCTGCTAAACTTCTGTCGAAGTCTTTGCAAAAGTCCGGTAGAGATATCGTTAAAAATGATATCCCACCATGTTCGACTCGTGACCTCAAAGTTTCGAGATCACGTAAATCAGGGACAAGAGCAGGAACTCCTGCGGTAGCATCCCGAAGGATACACTCCGCTAGCTCTAGTAGACTACTACTTTCGTAGCTGCTTTTCACCTCAACCTCCTATAAAGGGGCCTGAGGGTCAAGCCTATGGCGCAGGCAGTTTACTCCACGCCTTTTCTGCCACGATATCGTGCACAGCCATCTCATCGTCCGCATCAAACGATTGCTCGTTCGACGAGAACATTTTGATGAACAGTGGCATCGACGTCGCAAGCATCTGAGCTATTGAAGCAGCAATCCGAAGATTGCGCGCTTTTCGGCTCTCCTTCTTGCTCTTCGTCGGCGATGAAGATGAAGTCATTACACCTCACCTCCCATTAACTCACCGACTAAGGATGTAGTGAGAAGGGCTTTGAACCCTTGCACCTCTTGGTCGATCTCCGTCGTGCTGAAACCAGCAGTCGGATGCTCGATCACGAGATACACACTAACCGTCTTATACGTGCTGATGCTCGCATTAAGAGGGTCAGCCG